GGCGGCCTCCTACCAGACGGCGGTGGGGCGGCCTTACATGACGGTGAACGAGGTGCGCGCGCGGGAGAACCTGCCCAGCCTGGAGGGCGACGCCGACGAGCTCGTCACCCCGCTCAACATGATGACCGCCTCGCAGGCGGCATCGGAGGAAGATGCTGCGGACGCGGCGGCGGCGCAGACGCCGGAGCCAGCCCCTGAGCCGGAGCAGGCCTCCAAGAGCAAGAAAGCCAAGGTAGACCCCACGCTCCCGCGCACGCGCGCGCGCCACCGCGAGATGTGGGCCCTGGTGTATGCCCGGCATTTTTCCCGCCAACGGGATGCGGTGCTGAGCCGCATACCGAAGGGACGGAAGCTGAGCGTGGGCGAGATTTGGGAGGCGGAGCGCTGGAACCGCGAGCTGAAAGCCGACGTGAAAAAGCTCTCCAAGGCGACGGCCAGCGTATGGGCGCGCTATGTGGCCGAGCAGATGGACGCTGAGTTCGCCGAGGACGGCATCGAGGCCTACCTGGAGGAGCACGCGCGCATCGTGGCGGAGAACGTCAACCGCACCACGGCCGAGGCGCTGGGCAAGGCCCTGCAGGGCGAGAGCATTCTGGACGATGTGAAGCACCTGTTCGAGGTGGCGGTGGCGGTGCGGGCGGGACAGATGGCGCTCTCCTCGGTGACGGGCATGGCCAACTTTGGGGCGCAAGAGGGCGCCAAGGCGGGCGGGATCAAGACCAAGACCTGGCAGGTGAACAGCGGCAACCCGCGGCCCGAGCACGCCGCCATGAACGGCGAGACGGTGGGCATCGGCGACCTGTTCTCGAACGGCATGCGCTGGCCGGGCGACCCGGCGGGCGGCGCCGATAACAATGCCAACTGTGAATGTAGCGTGATCTTTGCGAGGTGACGCATGGAAAGAAAAACCTTTCGGGGCAAGCTGACGCTCAAGGCCGCTGAGGGCGAGGGTGCCTTTACGGCGGTATTCGCCACGCTGGGCGTGAAAGACCTGGACGGCGATGTGACCATCCCAGGGGCCTTCCAGGAGGGCCAGGAGGTGCGCATCGCGCGCTGGGGCCACAACTGGGGCGACCTGCCCGTGGGCAAGGGCACCATCCATGCCGACGAAAAAGAGGCCCGGGTGGAGGGCCAGTTCTTCATGGACACCCAGGGGGGCCAGGAGCACTACAAGACGGTCAAGGCCCTGGGCGACCTGCAGGAATGGTCCTATGGCTTTGACATCCTGGAGGAAGAGCCAGGCGAGGTGAACGGCGAGCCGGTGCGCTTTCTCAAGAGCCTGGATGTGTTCGAGGTGAGCCCGGTGCTGCTGGGGGCCGGGATCGACACGCGCACCGAGGCGATCAAGGGCCTGCTAGAGGCCCTGAAGCAGGGGCGGCGGCACTCGGCCAAGGACGAGGAGATGCTGCAGGCCATCCATGATTACGCTTGCGAGCTGGGCGCCAAGTGCGCCCAGGCGGACGAGAGCGAGCAGCCGGGCGAAGACCAAGGCGAAGGCGAGGGTGAGTCGTCCGGAACCAAGTTCCGGCAACGACGCACTAAGCCGAGCGCCGGGCCGAGCGTGCTGGCCACTCGCGTGGCGCTAGAACTACTCGAACAAGGACCGATGGAGGAATGACACGATGTCTGACAATCTGCATGAGAAGCTCCAGGCGGAGCTGATCGCGGCGCGCAATATCTGCGACGCCGTGGAAAAGGCGGGGCGCGAGTTCACCACGGACGAGCGCAACCAGATCGAGGGCCACATGAAGGCGGCCAAGGAGCTCAAGGACAAGCTCAAGGCGGCCAAGGACGACGCCGCCCTGCGCCAGATGCTCACCGAGCTGGGCGAGGGCATCGCCCTGGAGGAGCGCGAGCGCGGCAAGGGTGGCGTGGCGCCGGGGCGGGGCAAGACCATGGGCGAGCAGTTCCTGGATTCGGCCGAGTTCAAGGCGTGGATGAAGCAGATCGCCCCCAACGGGCGCATCCCCGACCAGCTCAAGGGCCTGCAGTCGCCGCCGGTGGAGTTCAAGGCTCTGTTCAAGACCCTGATCACCGGCAGTTCGGACACCTCGGCGGGCGCATTCGTAGAGACGGACTATACCGGCATCTATGAGCCGCTGGGGCGCCATCCGCGCACCGTGCTGGACCTGATCAGCCGGCGCAGCACCGATAGCGACGTGGTGGAGTTTGTGCGCCAGACCGCTCAGGTGACGCAGAGCACGCCGGTGCAAGAGGCCAACGTCACCACCTACGCGGGCAGCACGGGCCAGATCAGCGGTGAAAAGCCCGAGGGCGCCAGCGCCTGGGAAAAGGTGCAGGCCAACGTCAAGACCATCGCCGTATGGATCCCGGCCACCAAGCGCGCCCTGGCGGATGCCTCGCAACTGCGGGGCCTGCTCGATCAGGAGCTGCGCGAGGACTGCCTGGAAGAGCTGGAGGACCAACTCATCAACGGCGATGGCACGGGCGAGAACTTTACCGGCATCGTCAACACCTCGGGCGTGCTCACCCAGGCCTGGAGCACGGACCTGATCACCACCACGCGCAAGGCCATCACGGCGGTGCGCGTGACGGGCAAGGCGCGGGGGCCGCTGGCATGGGCCATGAACCCCTCCGACGCGGAGACCGTGGACCTGCTCAAGGATGGCGACAACCGCTATTACTGGGGCGGGCCGGTGAGCGCTGGCACGCGCAACCTGTGGGGCTATCCCATTGTGGAGAACAACCAGGTGGACCAGGGCAAGGCGATCCTGGGCCAGTGGGACAAGGCGGTCTATTGGGATCGCCAGGCGGCCACGATCAGCGTGTCCGACAGCCACAGCGATTTCTTTATCCGCAACATGATCGCCATCCTGTGCGAGCTGCGCGGGGCGTTCGGCCTGATTCGCCCCAGCAACTTTGTGATCGTGGACATGGAATCTGGCACGTAGGAGTAGTGGCATGGCCCTGCGGGTCGAGGTGATCTGCCGCAACCTGGAAGAGGACCGGGTGATCCCGCGCTTTGCGCGTTACCTGCGGGATCACCTGGGCTGGTCCCTCGCGCCCGCGGGGCCGAGCGATCGCGTGGACGTGACCTATCTGATGGTCTATTTCGAGACGCAAGTGTTGCACCGGTGGCCCGACCACCCCGTGGCGGCCTATTTCACCCACCGCGAGGTGGAGCCACCGGGCAACGACAAGGCCCAGCTGTTCGACGCCATGGCCGCCAGGGTGCAACTGCGGGTGGCCACGGCGGAGATGTACGCCAACATCCTGGCGCCCTATGGCCCCACGGCGCAGATCCCGGCGCCGGTGGAGCGCGATCGCTTTGTGATCGCCAGGCGGGCGGCCAATGCGCGCCCGGTGGTGGGGCTGAGCGGCTACACCTACCAGAACAAGCGCAAGGGCGAGGACCTGGTGCGGGCCATGGTGGGGTCGGAGCTGGGCGAGGCGGTGGAGTGGCGCGCCAGCGGGCGCGGCTGGACGGCCTATGGCGTGCCCACCAAAAAGTACCACTGGGAAGAGATGCCCGCCTTTTACCAGGGGCTGGACGTGCTGGTGGTGACGAGCCGGGTGGAGGGCGTACCCATGCCGCCCCTCGAGGCGCTCTCGTGCGGCGTGCCGGTGGTGATCCCGCGCGGCGTGGGATTGCACGACGAGCTGCCGGACGTGAAGGGCATCTACCGCTATGAGATGGGCAACGTGGATAGCCTGCTGGCGGCGCTGCAGAGCGCCTGCTATCCCGAGGCGCGGCCCGACCCCGAGGCGCTGCGCGCGGCGGTGGCCCCCTATTCGGTGGAGGCCTGGTGCCAGGAGCACGCCGCGGCCATGGAGCGGGCGTTCGGAAGCGGAGACCAGAGCGTAGGGGCGACGCATGCGTCGCCCGTACCGGCGGTCCCGGCGGTCCTGGCGATCCCGGAGGAGGAGCCGGTGGACAAGGGCACCGGGAGCAAGCGGGGCATCTATTGCGTGGCCTTTGGCCAGTTCGCGCGCGATGCGGCGGAGACCATGATGCGCTCGGCCAAGGCGCACATGCCGGACGTGCCGATCTGCCTGTGCGCGGCCAAGACCATGGGCATCGAGGACGTGTTCGTACAGCAGCCCGACTCGGACATTGGCGGGCGGCGCGCCAAGCTCAAGGCCTGGGAGCTGGCCCCGGCGGAGTGGGAGACCGTGCTATACCTGGACGCGGACACCGAGGTGATCGCGCCGGTGTATCAGCTCTTCCAGTGGGCGGAGAGCGGCTGGGATATGGTGATCTGCAAGGACATCAGCCCCAACGACGTGCTGGGGCACATCCAGCACAAGGTGATCCCGCCCGAGGCGCAGGAGACGCAGCGCATCGTGGGCACGTGGGACGTGCTGCAGCTCAACGGCGGGGTGTGGTGCTTCCGGCGCAACGCCGACACGGCGGCCTTTTTCCGCGCCTGGCGCGCCGAGTGGGAGCGTTGGGCGCAGAGGGACCAGGGCGCGCTGATTCGCGCGCTCTACAGCCACCCGCTCAAGCTGCTGGTGCTGGGCAACGAGTGGAACGCCTTCCCCAAGTACCAGAACAACCAGGCCTCGGCGGGCATCCTGCACTATCCGGGCGAGGCGCGGCGCTGGGTGGGCCAGATTCCGGGGCGGCTGGATGAGCCCCAGGCCTGGGAGGCGGTGCGGAGATTCGAGCAGCGGAGAGGTTCCCGATGAACGTGGCCAATCTCTCGGCCAACCTGGGGACCCTGGACTATCCCCGCAAGGTGGGGCTGCCGCTGAGCTACTTTCAGATTCGCGGCTGCTTCCTGGACGCGCGGGGGCCGCTGGAGATCAGCGCCACGAGCGTGTGGGGCTTTGAGGTGCGGGTCTATACCGAGAGCCACGACATCGCGGCGGGGCGGCCGGGGGCCACGGTGCCCTATGGCGTGTATGTGGAGGACGGCGCCTGGATCGGATCGCACAGCGTGCTGGCGGGCTGCCGCATCGGGGCGGGGGCCATCGTGGCGGCCGGGAGCGTGGTGCGCGGGCAGACGGTGGCGCCGGGGGTGATGGTGGCGGGCAATCCGGCGCGGGTCATTGCCCGGTGGGACGGCGCCCGGTGGGAGTATGTGGACGCCGCGGAGTGCGGCTATGCGAGGGGGCTAAAGTGAACCGGATCACCTGCAAGGATGCCATGGAGCGGGGGCGCATCTGCAACGCCCACATCTATGACCAGAACCGGCACGACGTGGCCGACTGGCAACTGGCCTGGCTGTGGTGCCTGGCGCAGGTGGCGCCGGACGGCCCGGCGGTAGAGTGCGGCGTGGCCCATGGCGGCAGCGTGGCTTGCTGGGCGGCGGCGCGCGAGGGGCGGGGGACGATCTACGCCGTGGACCTCAAGTTCCGGCAGGGCTGCCGCGAGCGCTGGGCGGGCTATGGCTACCAGATCACCAGCCTGGAGCTGGCCTCGTGGGACGCGCCGGCCAAGATCGCGGGCCAGGTGGCGTTCGCCTTTATTGACGCGGAGCACGGCGAGAGCGGCTTTCCCAAGGACATCGCCATCTGGCCGGGCAAGATGGCGCCGGGCGGGGTGCTGGCCTTTCACGACTATGGCGTGTGGAAGCCGAACGTGGTGGTAAAGGAGTACGTGGATCGCTGGCAGGCGCAGGCCAAGTGGCAGTTCCTGGGCACCATCGGCGCGCTGATCGCCTTTCGGAGACCGGCATGAGGCTGAACCTGGGCGCCGGCAACGAGCCGATCATCGCCACAGACTGCATCAACCACGACCTGGCCAAGCACCGGGCGGAGATCGCCGTGGCGCACGACCTGAACGTGCGGCCCTGGCCCTGGAAAGATGGCACGTTCGAGCAGGTGCTGGCCAAGAGTGTGTTCGAGCACCTGAGCATTGACCTGGTGCAGGCCCTGGACGAGTGCTGGCGCATCCTGGCGCCGGGGGGCGTGCTCTACTGCAAGGTGCCCATGTGGAACGCGCCGCAGGCCTACCAGGACCCTCAGCACCGTTGGCGTTGGGCGCCGGGGGTGTTCGACTATTTCGACCCGGACACGCCGGCGGGCAAGGAATACAGCTACTACACGCCGCATAAGTGGCAGATCGCCAAGCGCGACATCACGGGCACGGCCATCCATGTGACGCTGAGGGTACGCAAATGAAGCCGTATGTGGGGACCGCCGCGGAGCTGGAGGCGCAGCTCAAGGCTGAGTATTACCACGCGCCGCCTCTGCCGCGGGTGTACATGCAGATGCTGCCCTGGCAGATGTACGCGCTCTATGGGCTGGCCTGGGAGCAGTGTCGCAAGGTGCCGCCCTGGGATGGCACGGGGCGCATCCTGGAGATCGGCACGGGCTTTGGCAGCTCGGCCTACATGCTGGGAAAGGCCTGGCCCACGGTGGAGATCGTGAGCCTGACGGTGAGCGAGGCCGAGGCGGAGCAGGCGCGCGCCTACCTGAAGACGGCGGGCGGGGCCCCGGTGACGATCCTGGTCAAGCCCTCCACCGAGTACATGGCCGAGACGGGCGGGCGCCCGTGGAAGCAGATGGTGTATGTGGATGGCGACCACCGGCGCGCCGCGGCCGACCTGGTGTGGCTGAACGCGCTGACGCCGGGGGGCCTGCTCTTGTTCCACGACTATTCGCCCGTGGCCTGCCCGCCGGTATACGCCGCGGTGAACGCCCTGGGGGCCACGCTGGGGCGGGCGCCGGACGTGCTGCTGATGGACGAGCACCAGATCGGCATGGCCGGCTTCTATCGGCGCGAGGGTGAAGTATGGCTGGGCTAGGGCACTGCGGGGGGGTGCTGCGCGAGCCGAACCAGGCGGTGGAGGCCGAGGCGGCGGCACACGCGCTGCCGGTGATCGTGGCCAGCGACATGACCACCTGGCCCTTTGAGCGGGCGCTGTTGGTGGGGCACAAGGCGGGCGTGCCCTGGGTGCTGGTGGAGGCCGGGCTGCACCTGGTGGAGACCTGGGACGCGGCGGCGCCGCTGATGGTGGGCGACGATGATCAACACGTCCGTTTGGCGGCGGACATCGAGTGCACGGAGACGGAGCGCAAGCGCACGGCCAAGCTCTTGGGCGACCTGCGCGTGCCGCTCTACGCCAGTGGGCTGCTCTTTGTGCGGCGCTCGGAGGTCACCATAGACCTGATCGAGACCTGGCGCGCCGAGATGGTGCACGGTCCGGATGAGCGCCTCGCGTTCCTGCGCGCTTTCTTCCTGACCAAGCCGCGGCTGTGCGCGCTGCCCTCCATCTGGACGGGCGACGCGCGAAGAATGGCGGCCATGGGCGTGGGCGATCCACCGCTGGGGCGCGAGGTGCGCCGGGCGCGGGCCAACCTGGTGCGGGTGGAATACGCGCCGGGGCTGTGGGTGCAGTGCCGCCCGGGCGAGGAGCAGCAGATCGTGGAGCAGATGCAGCGGCAGCTCTACCGACGGAGGGCGCCACGATGAAGGGCCGACCGCCAGCCACGCCGCCCGTCGACATCCCCACCGCCCAGCCAGGCGGGAAGCTGGTGCGCATCCCCACGGGGACGCCGGGGCTGTGCGTGCAGATGACCGAGGCCGAGGCGCGGGAACGCGGGCTGCTGCCGCCTGAGCCCAAGGAGCGGACACCGCTGTTCAACAAGATCAGAAAGCCGACGGCGACCAAGTAGGGGCGGGGCATGCCTCGCCCCTACAAAGAGGGATGAGATGGCCTACTTTTGCGCGATCAGCGACGTGGAGAATTTCCTGCAGGTGACGGTGCCCGATGCCCGCCGCTATGGCGTGCTGCGCGCCATCGCCGCGGTGACGGAGGAGATCCAGAACTATACCCGCCAGCAGATCGAGTACAAGGCCGACGATGAGGTGACGCTGGATGTGGAAGCCGGGCGCACCAAGATCATGCTGCCGGAGCTGCCGGTGATCGAGGTCACCAGCGTGGTAGAAGACGGCGACACACTCACCGCGGGCTCGGACGAGGACTATCAGCTCGGGCAATACGGCATCCTGCACCGGGTGAACGGCGAGTGGGAGGCGGGCATCCAGATTCTGGTGGTCACCTACACCCACGGCTATAGCGCCATCCCGGACGACATCCGCGACGTGGCGGCGCGGGCCGTGGCGCGGGCCTACCAGGCCGGGCTGAAGGCGGCCGAGGTGGAGGGGCTGACGGGCGTGCAGGCGCTGAGCCTGGGGGACTATTCGGTGCAGTTCGGTTCGGAGCAGGCGGGCGGCACGGGCGACAGCTCGCTGGGGGCCAGCGCGGCGCCCATACTGCTGCGCTCAGAGCGGGAGATGCTGCACAAGTATCGGCCGTAGGGGCCGGACGAGGCCCCTCGGCGCAGACGCCTTCGGGGTGACAGAGGAGCATAGGTGGCGCTGATCGAGACGTTGCTGATCACCACATTCACGCAGACGCGGCGGACGCGCGCCAGCGATGGCCAGGGCGGGTTCACCGTGACCTGGACGAGCATCGACACGGCGCTGACGGGGCGCATGCGCCCGGCGACGGCGGCGGAGCGCACCGTGGCGGACCAGAACCGGGCGCAGATCAGCCATGTGCTCTATCTGCTGGCCACGGAGACGATCTACCGCGGCGACCGGGTGACGGACGGGGACCGGACGTGGGACGTGATCGCGGTGCGCGAGCCAAGCCACAGCGGCCACCACCTGGAGGTGGATTGCCGCGAGGTGCAGATCGAGGGGCAGCCATGAAAGCCAAGGTGACCTTTCCCAACTGGGACGCCTACAAGCAGCGCTGGCTGGCCAAGATTTCCGGCCAGATCGTGGTGAACCTGGATGAGGTGGGCCAGTTCGTGGTGGAGCAGGCGCGGAACCGGGCCCCGGTGGGCACGGGGCGGCTGCGCGATTCCATCACCTACATCATCGAGGTGCGAGACGGCCAGCCGCGCTGTGTGGTGGGCGCGCCCAAGCGCGAGTTCTACGCCATCTACCAGGAGCTGGGCACCAAGAGCCAGCCGGCGCACCCGTTCCTGCGCCCGGCGGTGTATGAGAACGCCAAAGAGATCGTGCGCATCTTGCGGGAGGGGCGCTGATGGGGGCCTTTGACGAGGCGCTCTATGACACGCTGACGGCCGACGCCACGCTGACGGCGCTGCTGGCCACCTATGAGAGCGCGCCGGCGGTGTTCACCACCGACCCGGCGCCGGAGGACGCCGAGCTGCCCTACATCGTGACGGCGGGGGCGGTGGCGCAGACGCCCTATGACACCAAGGACGCCAACTATCGCGGGCGCACGCTGATGCGCGACGTGCGCTGCTATGCCGACGCGGACGGGTCGGCGGAGACGGTGGAGGCCATCGCCGAGCGGGTGCGGGCGCTGCTGCACCGCCAGGCGATCATGGTGGAGGATTGGGCCATCTGCGTGGCCGAGTGCATGGGGCCCATCGCGGCGGATGAGCCAGACGCTTATGGCCGCGTGGTAACGGTGCGCTGGATCGTGTTCGAGAAAGACGACGGATCGTGATGGAGGAAATGAGACGATGAGTGATCCTGTAAATGGCACGAGCGTGCTGGTCTACATTGGCGCGACCCTGATCGGCTCGCAGCGCGATGTGACGTTCGACGAGGCGACGGAGGTGATTGACGCCTCCAGCAAGACCAGCCGCAACCGGCGGGTGCTGGCGGGGCGCTATAGCTCCACTGTCTCGCTGGACGCGCTGTTCATCGCGGACGATGCGGGCTACCTGCTGCTGCAGGCGGCCATGCGCAATGGCACGACGGTGACGCTGGTGCGCAAGGAAGAGGGGGCCAACATCGAGCAGGCCACGGCCGTGGTGGCCTCTTTGAGCACGGCCGCCCCCGACCAGGACGTGGCCACGGTCTCGGCCTCGTTCGAGATCGACAACGCCTGGGTCGAGCTAGGGACGTGAGGTAGCACATGCCTACTGGAGCGCGGGGCGAGGGCGTACTCAACGTGGGGGAGCGGACCTACACGCTCCTCTACACCAACCGGGCGCTGGCCGAGGCCGAGCGCGCCACGAGCAAGACGATCACCGAGATCGCCCGGGGAATGTCGGCCGGCAGCGTGGGCGTGGGCGACGTGGCCGCCATGCTGCTGGTGGGGATGGAGCACGCGCGGCGCGAGACGCGCGCCGGGGGCCGCTCCTACACCCTCAACGACGCCTGGGCGATCTTGGACCAGATCGGATTCCCCAGCGTGGCCGCCGCGGTGATGGAAGCGGTGGCGGCGGTGCTGACCTACAGCCCGGACGGGGAGGGCGAGCCCGATGCAGACCGCCCTACGACGTAGAACCGGCGCCCTGGTCATGGGACAAGCTCCTGGCCGGGGCGCTGGACGCGGGGGTGAGCGTGGCCGAGTTCTGGGCGCTCACCCCGCGCGAGACGTTCATGGTGCTGGCGGCGGCGGGGCGGCGGTTCGAGCGCGAGCACCGGCGCGACGCCTGGATCGCCTGGCACACGGCCGCGCTGGGGCGCGTGAAAAAGCTGCCCAGCCTACAGCGGCTGATGCCGACCAAGCCGGCGCGCAGCCTGCACGGGGCGGAGCTGCAAAAGCGCCAGCGCGAGTTTGACGAGCTGAAGGCCACCCTGGGGGCAGAGTATGGCCGAAGAAGGGCTGGGGCCCGCACGGATCCCGATTGAGCCGGATCTAGACCCGCTCGATGACGGGCTGGAAAAGGCCAAAAAGAAGATGGAAGGCGGCCTGACGGGGCTGGCGAAAAAGCTGGGCCCCATCGTAGGCGGCCTGTTCGGCGTGGCCCTGATCGGCAAGGCGGCCGGGGCGGCCAAGCAGTTCCTGGGCGATAGCGCCAAGATGGCGGCCGCGGAAGAGTCGGGCATCTCCAAGCTGCGCACCTCCATCGAGGCCACCGGCGCGAGCTGGGGCGAGGCGCAGACCAAGCTGGACGCCTACCTGGATAGTGAGCTGGCGCGCACGGCGCTGGACGACGGCGACGGGCGCGAGGCGCTCTCGCGGCTGACGGCCGCCACTGGGGACTATAACAAGGCCATGGACCTGATGGCCATCACCCAAGACCTGGCGCGGGCCAAGGGGATGGACCTGGCGGGGGCCAGCGAGATCGTGGGGCGCGTGGCCCAGGGCAATGTGGCCATGCTCACGCGCTATGGCATCACCCTGGAAAAGGGCGCCAGCGCGGAAGAGGCGCTGGCCGAGCTGCAAAAGCGCTTTGCGGGCCAGGCCGAGGCCTATGCCAAGACGGCGGAGGGCAGCGCCAAGCGGCGGGCCATCACCCTGGGCAACCTGCGCGAGGAGATCGGCGCCAAGCTGCTGCCCGTGATGGCCAAGGGCGAGGAGCTGTTCGCCCAGTTCGTGGGCAGCCCGCTGGTGCAAAAGGGCATCGATGCCCTGATCGGCGGGTTGGGCAGCGTGGCCGACAAGGCCATCGGCATCGTCAACGCCTTCCAGGTAGGGGCGGACGAGGGCGGCGCCGGTGCCATCTTCCTGAACGTGGCAGGCGAGATACTCGGCAAGCCCCTGCCGGACACGTGGATCACCACGGTCTACCAGATCGAGGACGCCATCAAGACCGGCTTTGCCACGGCCGGCACGGTCATTGAGGACCTCAAGACCAAGTGGGATGACCTCCAGCCCACGATTGACCGGGTGGCCGGGTTCATTCAGGACAACGCCACGCCCATCCTGGCCGGGCTGGGGGCCATCGTGGCGGCGGTGGTGATTCCCAGCTTTATCGCCTGGGCGGTGGCGGCGGGGAGCGCGGCGGTGGCCACCATCGCCGCGGCGCTGCCGGTGATCGCCGTGGTGGCGGCCATCGGCGCGGGCGTGGCCCTGCTGGTGGCGGCCTGGGAGAACGATTGGGGCGGCATTGCCACCACGCTGACCACGCTGTGGGAAGGGACGATCCAGCCCGCGCTAGAGACGCTCAAGACCTGGCTGGAAGTGAACATCCCCGTGGCCATCGCGGCGGTCTCGGACTGGTGGAACAACACCCTGCTGCCGGCCATCACGGCGGTGTGGACGTTCATCCAGACGAGCCTGGTGCCCATGTTCGAGGCGCTGGGCGAGCTGCTGAGCGTGACCCTCTCGCTGGCGGTGACGGCGCTGGCCGGGCTATGGCAGAACGTGCTGCTGCCGGCGGTGACGGCGGTGAGCGACTGGTTCACCAACAACGTGATCCCGGCCCTGGAAAGCGCCTGGTCGTGGATCAGTGAAAAGCTCTCGCCAGCCCTGGAGACCGTGACCGGCTGGTTCGACAAGGCCAAGGGCGGCCTGGAGGGCCTGGGCGGCGTGATCACCAAGGTGACCGGCTGGTTCCAAACCCTGGCCGATAAGGTGGCCAACTTCAAGCTGCCGGCGGTGCTGACGCCCGGCTCGCCCACGCCCATGGAGGAGGGCCTGCGGGGCATCGCCGACGCGGTGGTGGTGCTGACCACCTACTGGATGGACATGGCCTCGGGGATGTCGGCCGGGCAGGCGGCCACGATCAAGAATATCGGCTCGGCCTTTAAGGACATGGGCAAGGGCGTGAAGGAGCTGGCCGGGGCGATCAAGGAGCTGAGCACGGCCCAGGCGGCTGGCACGGGCGAGCTGGGCAACTTTGACATCACCCCCTGGCTCGACCAGCTGGACCGCATCACCAGCGTGGCCATGACCAAGCTGGAGCAGATCATCGAGCGCATCGGCTATAACCGCATCCACAAGCTCAAGCTGACGGCCGGGCGCCTGCGCGAGATTGTCCAGGCGGTGCTGATCGACCTGTCGGCGATCAAAGAGACCAAGCTGCCGGACCTGGATACCTGGTTCGGGCAGCTCTGGAACGTCTTTGAGCGGGCGGCCGATCTGGTGAACCGGGTGCGCGACCGGGTGGGCAACAACAAGCTGATCGAGTCCATGGCCGAGGCGGCGCAGGCCATCTCGGGCGTCTTTACGATCCTGAACGTCAAGCTGGACGTGGAAGCGCCGGGGCTGTGGTTCATGGAAAAGCTCGCCGTCTTTTTGGTGGCGCTAGAGGCCGCGGCGGACTGGCTGATCCCCAAGCTGCGCGCGCTGCGCGAAAAGTATGGCGGCACGGTGATTGACGAGGCCGCGGACGTGTCCAGCCGCCTGAGCGGGGTCTTTGACATACTGAACGTGAGCAGCATCTTCAAGGAGCTGACCACCGAGGAGCAGGCGGACGAGGGGAAGAAGATCGTCAAGCTCCCGCTGGTGGACGTGCTCGCCAAGCTGATGAGCGACCTGGAGCTGGCGGCGGATGCCATCCTGCCCGGCTTGCAGACCATCCAGGACAAGTGGGGCCTGGTGCTGGAGCGGGTGCAGGCCACGGCGCAGCTCCTGCGCGACGTGTTCGGGGGCGTGGGCGAGGCCTACAAGAGCGCGGTGGATTTCGCCGCGGGCGACACGCTGGACCTGAACGCCCTCACCACCAAGCTCAACAGCCTGACGCAGGCCACGGCGATCGTGATGGCCGGGGTGACGGCGCCCACGCTCACGGCGACGCCGGCCATGGCCACGGCGCTGGGCGGCGCGGCCGCCACGCCCACGGCCATTACGGTGAACATCTATGGCGCCGACGGCGGGCTGCGCGCCAGCTACACCGAAGAGACCAACGACGCCCGCGTGGTAGACATCCAACTGAGCGAGGCCCTGGGGGCGGCATGACAGCAGCGCATTACGCCACCTACACGCGCTCCGATGACACCGTGGTCGTGCTCGATGACGGCGCCGACGGCGACATCCAGTTCGCGCCGGACGGGCTGCCGAACGTCTACCGCCACGTGTTCAGCGAGATCAGCATCGAGGTGCCGGCCAACGACCCCGCGGCCGCCTACCAGACGCACCTGCTGGGCGTGCGCGAGATCGACTGCAAGCTGTGGATCATCGGCGATAGCCCCTCGGCGGTGGTGACGGCCGCGGCGGACCTGATCGACGAGCTGGGCTATGACGTGGAGCAGAAAAAGCGGGGCGTGTTCAGCTACACGGCGGATAACGGCGTCACCAGGGACATCCAGTGCAGCCTGGCCGAGGTGGGCGAGCTGGAGGACTGGATCAACCGCTACACGAGCTACACGGGCACCAACGCCGTGCGGGCCAAGCTGCCGCTCAAGTTCCGGTGCCACTCGCCCTACTGGTACGACCCCACGCCGGTGGCGGCGGCGGGGGCGTTCAATGCCGATTATGACGTAGAGATCGCCTGCGCCAACGATGGCACGGTGAACGCCTATCCGACCCTCAGCTACGAGGGGCCGGTGACCAACCCCAGCGTGACGGACGAGCAGGGGCACACCTTCAAGGTGGAGAAAGACCTGGCGGCGGGCGACACGCTGGACATCATCATGGACCCGGCGTCCTTTGCGGTGACCTACACGCCCTCGGGCGGGGCAGCGGTGGACGTGGCCAACCTGCAGACGCTGGCCAGCCGCGAGGTGGTGGTGGCGGGCGGCGCGGCGGCCAAGCTCACGTTCACGGCGGACGCGGGCACGGGGGCCATCGGGGTATCGTTCTATCCGCGCTACAGGGGGCACGGGCTATGACCATCCCCACGGTGACGCGCTATGACGACTTTCGCATCGCCCTGTGGAACCTGGGCGATGGCAGCAAGACGGTGCTCAACCCGGAGAGCCTGCTCGATCTGCAATTCGAGACTGTGCCGGGGGTGGGCGGCGACCGCCTGAAGAGCGCGACCTTCCAGATGCCCTGGTATGCCCAGGCGCGGGCGGCGTTCGACTTTGACGCGCTGCAGCTGGTGCAGATCGACCGCTACAGCGACCCGACCAAGACGCTGTGGGGCATTGTGCTCAAGCCCAAGGAGAGCTATAGCGGGCGGGCGCAGCGCGACACGCTCCAGGTGCAGGTGGTGCAGATCGAGGAGCTGCTCAAGGCGCGCAAGGTGCACTATTCCGAGGAGGACGGCGGCGGGCCGATCACCGGCAACACCGTCTACCCGGACGATTTCGCCAAGCTGCTGGTGACCAAGTGCTTCAGCGGCACGGACGTGGACGGCAACGCGCGCGGCTGGGGCTGGGGCACGCTGGCCGTGGAAGCGGACGCCAGCCAGTGCGCCGAGACGGCCAGCTTTGCGCTGCTCTCGGGCGACGAAGAGGACGACACCCTCTACAAGCACCTGGACACCATGGCGCGCACCTATGACTTTGACTATCAGCTCAAGGTGACGGTGACGGGCGGCGCGTTCACGTTCACCTTTTGCACCCAGGCCCCCTATGGCGGCAGCGACCTGACCACGGGCGCCAACCGGGTGATGATCAAGGACATCTGGAACCTGGTGCCCAGCGCCACGCGCTACCGCGACGCGGCCATGCGCGCCACGGCCATGTACACCCGGGGCTATGCCGACGTGGTGCTGGATGCGGCCGCCATCGCCACCTGGGGGCGGTGGGAGGGCGTGGCCGGCGGCACGCTGGTGGCCGACGCGGAGATGGCGCTGGAAAAGGCGCGGGTGAAGGAAGGGGCCGAGTACGGCTTTGAGGCCACCGGCGCCAACGGCATGGTGACCTGGCTGCAGGATTTCAAGGCGGGCGACAAGTGCCTGCGCATCAACAACCGCCTGGGGATCGCCGCGGATAGCGAAAAGATCGCGGCGGTGATCGGGCGCTTTCAGAACAAGGTCTTGCAGCTCACCATCCGCTGGGGCGACCGCGAGCCGGCGTTGACCGACCGGCAGAGCGGCGGGGGCTATGCGCCGGGCGGCGGCGATGGCACCGTGCCGGTGGTGGCCTCGCCGGTGCAGGCCGTCGGCTCGACCGGGGTGGATCCGCACGCGCACGTCTATGGCGACCACGAGCACGCCCTGCTGATCACGGCGGACGACACCAAGTACGCCACCATCGACCCCAACGGGGTGGTGAACATCCTGGGGGACGGCGGGATCGCCACGAGCATTGTGGATGGGGATCTGACCATAGACGGGTCGGGCGCCTGCCTGTGGGTGCAGGATGGCGCCACGGACTATTTGCGGCCCAGAACCTACGGGCGGGGCATCAAGATTTACGATGCCGCGCAGGGGCTGGCGTTCACGATCACGCCGGATGGCGATGTCATCGGCAACATCCAGGCGGCGGGTGGGGCGGCCAACCGCTACATCAACCTGGCCGACTATGACTTTGGCACGTCGCCGGGCGGGACGGCGGCGGGCATCCACGACATCAACTTCAGTGGCAACCTGACCAGCGAAGCGGCCACCACCGGCTCGATCATCGCCTTCTTGGGCGGCAGCGACATCGAGGATCAGGTGCGGCTGCGCAACTGGACGGCCTATCCGGGCGTGGGCGGCACGGCGATCCGGGCGCGCTACAACGGCAGCGATGGGCTGCAACTGCTGGAGGCCGACGGCACGACGCCGGGGTTCACGGTGGCCGCGGCGGGCGGCCACACCACCTGGATGGCGGGCGCCACCTGGACCATCGAGGGCGACACCTACACCCTGCCCACCGCCTTCCCGGCGGCGAGCGGGTACCATCTGGCGAGTACGGACGCGGGGGTGCTCTCCTGGGCGGCGCCCGCGATTGGCGTGATCGGGAACGGGACGGCCCAGTGGCAGGTGCCCGTGACGGGCGCCGATCCGTTTACGCCGGTGTGGACGGCGCTGAGCTACAACCCCGGCGCCGCCCAAAAGCCGCTGATGAGCAACAGCTCCGGGGCGCTCTCGCTGCAACGGCTCTACATCGTGGACGCGGGCAACTATCTGCGCAAGGACACCGATGATCTGCAAATCCACTCGACGGCCAACGTGGAGATTTCCGCTGTGGCCTTTACGCCCGACACGACGGGCATCACCGATCTGGGCACGTCCAGCCTCTACTGGCGCGACCTGTTCCTATCGGGCGTGGCCTACTTTGACGACGCCAACAACTATGTCACGTGTGACGGATCGGCGCACCTGGTAGTGGACGGGCAGAGCGCCGTCTATATCGCCGTGGGGGGCACCAACGAGCTGGCCATCGGCAGCACGAGCGTGGAGCCGATCGTCAGCGCCGATCTCGACCTGGGCACCAACATCAAGCGGTTCGGCAAGGGCCATTTCAACGATACGGTCTATGCCGCCAAGTTCGAGGACATCACCAGCGCCTCGTTCTACCTGGACCCGGCCAGCACGGGCAGCGCGCTGGTGCTGGCGGGCAATATCGTGATGTCCAGCGGCAAGACGGTGGACGGGGTGGACGTGAGCGAGCACGTCCACACCTATGACAAGGCCGACACGCCCACGGGCGCGGGCTCGGCGCACCACCACCATGTCTCCTGGGCCTGCGCCGACACGGGGGCGCAGATTGACGATGGCGGCGGCAACCACCATCACGTCTATCAGGGGATCGTCAACTATGTCTCGGGCGGCGTATACACCAGCGACGAGAACGAGCACACCCATGGATTGACCTACACCTCGACCAACAGCGGGAAGCCATAAGATGATCAGCCGATGCGTGGTGAATGAACTGAGCGCGGCGCCCAACCCTCAGGGGGCTATGCGCCTGACCTGGCGGACGCACCTCTATGATGAGCTGGACATGCCCATGATGGGCACGGGCGCGAATATGTCGTCTGACGACGTGCCAGAGGCGGCGCCGATCCTGGCCGATGTGCTGGCCTATGCCACGCAGATCGTGAGCGAATGGGACGAATATCTGGCCGACGGGCAGGCGTTCAGGCTGCGCCATGTGGACGCGCGGCACTATTCCCCCGGCGAGCGGCCTGGCTATGGCATCGCCGTGGATTATGCGCGCGATGGCGATCCCTACGCGGGGCAGATATTGTTGGCGCACTATGACCTGGACAGCCCGCTGCTCTACAACAACCGCTGGCCCATCGGCGAGAAGAGCATCTTGGCCGAGGTGGACGCGCGCTGCGCAGAGCTGCTGGCGCGGCTGGCGGAGGTATCGCTGCCGGCCAACCGGGCGCGGGGCCTGGAGCGGCGGCGCATCACCAAGTTTACGCGGCTGATCGAGACAGAACGCAAGAGGAGGGAGCGAGCGTGATCATCGAGCTATCGGCACAGGCCAGGGTGAAGGCCTTGGGGATCGTGAACAACTGGCCGGCGCGCAGCCGGGGATGGATCAAGCTGGTGGAGCGGCTGGGGACGGCGCTGGACCTGAGCGACGCGGACAAGGCGGCCATCAACTGGCGCGAGGTGGAGACGCCGGGCGGCGGCAAAGCCTACGCCTACCAGGGGAGCGTGCGGCTGGCGTGCGAGCTGAGCGACGAGGATGCGCGCGCGCTGCGGGCGCTGGTGGAGCCCAGCGACAACGCTGCCTACACGCGGGCGGAATATGGCGTGCTGGCCGAGCTGGAGCAGGCGCTGGGGGAGCTGCAATGAGGCTAACGCGCACTATAGCCATGCTGATCGTGGCCGTGGCGCTCTTGGCGGGCTGCCAGGGCGCGCTGCAGGTGACGACTGCACCCGAAATGGGTGCAAATGTACCCGATTTGGGTGCGGCGGGGGGCCTGTACGCCCTGTGGGGCAACAACTACCAGCCCATCGCCGGCACGGCGGGCACGGTGATCTACTATGGCTGGGATGAGATCGAGCCGGCGGACGACGCTTATAACACGGCGCGCATAGATTCTATTCTCGCTGTGAATGACAAGGTGCAACTGCAGATCCTGCACCACACCACGGACCCACACGACGGGGCGCTGTGGTGGGACCGCACGCCCGGCTGGGTGAACGTGCCCACGATCAAGCTGAGCAGCGGCAGCCTGACGGCCAGCGTGCCCGACTATCGCAGCTCCGCCTGGCGGAACGCGCTGCTGGACATGGTGGCCGACCTGGGGGCCTACTATGACGGCCACCCCAAGATCGGGAGCATCATCGTGGCGGCCGGGTTGGACGGGGAGACGCAGATCGTCAAGGCGCAGGGGGCAGACTGGCTGCCGGTGCTGAACGCGCAGGCCAGCGGCACAGAGTATCGCTTTGGGCAGTTCCTGCCGACGCTGATGGACGCCTACAAGGCTGCCTTTCCCAACACCCTGCTGCTGCTGAACAACGCGCCGGGCTCTGGCAGGATGCAGCGCGCCGCAGACGCGGTGGAGCATGATCCGCCCATCGGACTCAAGCACGCCGGCATGTTGGTGGACGTGAACTATGCGCGGGGCAACGATGATGCCCTGTGGGAGTTCATGGCGCGGTACTGTATCCCTCGGCAAGGATATGCCGCAGGGACTACGCCCTGCTGGGTGGAATCGGCCACGGGCAATGGCAACGCGGAATGGATGCGCTGGAGCGCCTACCAGGGGCTGCACTACCACCCGGTGGGGATGAGCCTACACAAGAGCTGGTTTACCGTGCTGGGGGCCGATGAGCTGGCCTGGATCGCGGCCCACCTGGGCACCACGGCGGCCACGTCGCCCTCGGCGTGGACGGTGCTCAGAGACGCCGAGTACACGCCCTATGGCCACCCTGGCAACTGGGAGCAGTACCTGCACGCCGAGGGCGGTACTCGGGTCAACCGCGCCGACCTGCCGGCGGGCATAGATCGCAATGACTGGCGGGCGCGGCAGTCTCGGCGGGTGGATGGCGTGCTGACGCTGACGGCCGATCCGGCCTTTATCTGCGCGCCGTGCAAGGTGACAGTGAACGTGGCCGGCACAGGGGGCCAGATCAGCATGGGCGGGCAGGCGGCGCCGCAGACGGCGTTAGCGGTGCCCAGCGACGGGCAATGGCACACGCTCAGCACGACGACATCGAGCATACCCGCGAACATCGCGGCGAACGGGCATTTTATCCAGATGATCGAGCTGGTGCCAAGTGTGCAAGAGATTACGCCTACGGTAACATCTTACACACCTACAGTGCGGGCGAGTGTGACACTCGCCCCTACCATGACGCCCAGCCGCACGCCGGTGAGCGTGGCGCTGCAGAACGGGGACTTTGAGGGCGGGACGTATCTGTGGACGGACCCATGGGGCAACCGTATCGCCGAGGTGACGCTGCCGGACGGGTGGCAGTATTTCGCCTTCCGCCCCTACGAGGGCGACGGCTACTATCATCGGCCCGAGACCAAGCCGGAGGACGCCGGCAGGTATGGCTTTCGGCGGGTGCTCTCGGGCTGGTGGGGTTGGAAGGCGTTCAGCACCTACTCCAACCACGCCTATGCCCTGGGCCAGCGGGTAGCGGTGCCGAGGGGCACGCTGCTGGAAGCCGGGGCCTATGGGCAGGCATGGTCGAGCGCCAAGGATGATCCGACCTACAGCTCGCAAGGGTCCTACTGGCTGAACGTGGGGATTGACCCCACGGGCGGGGACGATTGGCAATCCGCCAACATTGTGTGGGCGCAGGCGCTCCCGGGCCGCAAACAGCTCGACACGTGGGCGCGGCTGGCAGTGACGACCACGGCGCAGGCGGACGCGGTGACGGTGTGGCTGCGGGGCGAGGCCGAGTGGCGGCTGAAGCATAACGACAGCTATTGGGACGCGGCCTGGCTGCGGGCGGTGGATGGCCAGCCGGCGCCGACGTGGGTGCCGACGGTGACGCCGACATCCACGCCGGGGCCAATTGAAACGCCGACGCCAATCGTTTCAACAGCGACGGCGACGGTGACCAAGGTTTTCACATTGGCGCCGACGGCGACATGGACAGTTTTACCCACCGTTACGCCACAACCATCGGTAACCTTATCCATACCTGAGCGCTTGCGGAACGTGCGGGATGAGCTGGACGCCATCCTGGGGGAACTGGGAGACTGACCCGACGCCGGCGCATCGGGGGGTGCGCGGGCCATGGACGACGAAAGCGAAGGCAACATGCCGGACACGGATAACGGGCGGGTGACGCTGGCCGTCTTGGCCACCAAGCTCGACCAGATGTCGCAGACTCTGGAGCAGATACGGACGGACCACGACCGCCTGGTGATCTTGGAACAATGCCTGGGCGACCACACCCGGCGCCTGGACGCGCAGGACAAGCGCATCGAGGCGGTGGATAGCGCGCGCAAATGGGAGGGGCGCATCGAGGCCATCGTCGCCGCGGCGGTGGCGTTCGGCTCGTGGATGCGGCCATGAGCCGCCAACTGCTGGTGACGCTGGCGGATTATGATGCGGGGCACCGGCTCTCCCTCTTGAACCCGGAGACGGAATTGCCGGCGGACGACGAGCACGGGCACCCGGAGCCCTGGACGCCGGAGCTGACGGCGATGCAGCGCTGGCTGTGGGACTGCTACATGGAGGACATGGGCCTGGTGGCCGAGCTGGCGGGCGAGGACGAGGTGAGCGTGGCGGTGGTGGGCGACGTGACCTGGGGCAACAAGTATCTGAGCCAGGCGGTGAGCGAGAGCCCGTTCGACCAGATCATCATGGCCTACGAGTGCCTGACGCCCTGGCTGGCGCGCTGCCGCGTGCGGGCGATGCTGCTGGCGCACGGCACGGAGAGCCACGAGTTTGGCCGGGGCGCGGCGCCCGAGTTCGTGGCGGGGCTGCTGCGCGACCGGCGCGGCGTGGAGGCCCAGGCCGGGCGGCACTACCTGGCCGAGGTGGGCGGGGTGACGCTGGACCTGGCGCACCACGGGCCGGGGCCAGGGATACGCGAATGGACGCGGGGCAACGTGCTGGAATATTACACGCGCAGCCTGATGATGAGCGCGCTGATGGCGGGCGAGAACCCGCCGGCGGGCGTGGTGCGGGCGCACTATCACGACTATGCGCGGCGCACGGTGCGCATGGTGGCGGGCAACCGCGAGGTGGTGACGGAGGCCATCGCCCTGCCGGGCTACACGGGGATGACCCATTATGCCACCCAGGCTACGCGCAGCGCGAGCACCCTGGCGTGCGGGCTGGTGGCGTGGGAAGTGGTGGATGGCGCGCTGGCGGGGGTGCACCCCTTCTGGCGCAAGGTGGACATTCGGACGAGGGTCACGCTATGACCGATGACCAGAGGACGGAACTCGCCGACGATCTGGCGCGCTACCTGGCGCCGCCAGCGCCGGAGCCGGGCGATCTGACGGTGGCGGAGTTTGTGCAGATGTCGGGCTACAGCCGGGAGCAGGCGCAGCGCAAGCTGCACCAGATGGTGGAAGATGGGATCATGGTCGAGGTGGACGTGCTCTTTCCCGGCACAAAGAGGCGGGGGCATGTGTATCGCAGGAAGGCAGGGGCATGATGATCACCATTCTGCGACCGGAGACGCGCATCCTGACCGTGGGCGCGCCGGGGTTGAGCGTGCGCGGCGCGTTGGCGACGGGAGGCAATTGGTGGGAGGCCAGTGGCGCGACAGCCGTGGTTGCGTATCAGGCCAAGGGCGCTGGCAGCTATGCGGCGTCGCTGGTGAACCTAGCCAACCCCGGTACCCATGATCTGATTGAGGGAAACGCACCGGACTGGGACGCGGCGACTGGCTGGCGCTTTATCCCGGCCAACGGTGATTACCTTACGTCCTGCAATCATAATCTGGCCCCGTACTTTGTCGTGCGCTATGCAGGAGCGGCGGCGGCGGATCGAGATGTAGTTGGCTGTCGGTTACAGCCTAACCTGGTCGGCATTCGCCCCAATTTCGCGAGTTACTCTTGGGCTGCAAACGGTAGCATATCAGTGTACGACAATGTTTACCGATGGAACCCAGCCACCACGACCGGCGTAGTTGCGATGCGAGACAAAAAGGTCTGGGTAAACGGGACACTCAAACTCACATTCGCTAATAGTATGGTCCCTGTGTCAAAAGCCATGCGAATTGGGGGGACGAATGGCGACTATCGCGTCACCGTTTTTGATGGCTACATCCTGGCCTATGCTGGATATACCACGATCACTGAGGATCAGATGTTAGCTGTTTCGGCTGCGATGGCGGCGCTCTGAGGTGGCAACACATACACGAGGAGGCAACGATGGCGACACCAGCGGATTTCACGACACGGGCACGCGACGAGATGTATTCGATTTACGCGGCCTACCAGGCGCTCCAGCGGCGAGTGCTCGACCTCAGTGACGAGGTAACGGCTCTGGGCGGGGCGGCGGGCATCTACGGCGCGGGCGGCGCAAGCTGGCCCGCGCAGAGCGACGACTTTGACTTGGCAGACATGGCGGCGGCCTTCTCGAACCTGAACACGCTGGTGGGCGCGCCGACGCTGGCGCAGAAGCAAACCATCATCCGCTGCCGCAGAGGGTAGAAGGAGGCCGCTATGCCAGGCCCCAAGAAAAACACGGCGTTCACGTTCAACGTGGCGCTGACCAGCCAGGCGGACACGAAGCTGTTCAAGACCTCGCCCACGCTGGCGGCGGGGGATATCACCGTCTCGAAAGACGGCGGGAACTTTGCCAACATTGGCACCCTGCCGACGCAGATTCAGACCACTGGCGTGCTGCCCGTGGCGCTGACCGCCGACGAGATGAACGCCGACTTGGTGGTGGTGCTGTTTCACGACGCGGCGGGGGCTGAGTGGTGCGATGCCGTGGTGACGATCCACACTGAGACGGGCACCATCTCCGAGATTGACACCAACGTAGACAGCATCTTGGCAGACACGGGCACGGACGGCGTGGTGGTGGCGAGCCATACCACGGCGGCCAAGGCCGAGATCGAGGCCGAGGCCACTGACGCGCTCAATGCCTATGATCCGCCGACCAAAACCGAGATGGATGCCGCCCATGCGCTACTGGGCACGCTGGCAAACCAAAGCACGCTGCTGGCACGCCTCGGCGCCATCACGGGCACGGGCGTCAACACCGTGCTTGGCTTCTTCAAGGCGTTGCTGAGCAAGACCGCGACACTGCCCAGCGACATCGGCGGGACGTTTGCCGCGAGCACCGACTCGACTGAGGCGATCCGCGACAAGCTGGATACTTTGCCTGTGACAGCTTCGCAGGTGGCCGCCACGGGGACAGCGGGTGAGCTGGTGGCGACAGCCTTTGTGAAGTGGGTGCAGGCGATCACGCTGGACACGGCCCTATCCGCCACCTGGGCCAAGGCCTACTTTAGCATGAAGGTGGGCGATGCGGACGCGGACGATGACGCCGTGGTGCGGGTGTTGGTGACCAACCCGGCCAGTGTTGCCAACGACGGTCTGGTGCGGCTGAACGGCAGCGGCAGCACGACCAAGAGCCAGGGCAGCCTGGCGGTAGCTGGCGACCGCGCGACCGTGACGCTGACACTCGCGGATGAGGCGATGGCGGAGATCGCCAAGGGCACCTATACCTGGGACGTGAAGGAGATCGGCGCAGGGAATGGCGAGAGCTACCGCTGCGCCTTTGGGACGGTGGAGATTGGGCTGACGACGACGAGGGCGGTGAGCTAGGAGGGACGATGAACGTGATCGAAGCCGGGGCGTTGTACGTGTTCGCGGCGATGGTGATCGAGAGCATCGCCGAGTATTTCGTGGCGCCGTGGTTCGACCTGCTGCGCGGCAAGATGGCCGATACGCTGCGGGTGCAGCTCATGCGCTGGGCCTGCGGTGGCGTGGCGGTGTTCGCGGCCTATGAACTGGGGCTGGACATCTTTACCCTGCTGGGCACGCAGATGCGCCATGCCTGGGCGGCGTGGCTGCTGACCGGCCTGGTGGTGGGGCGCGGGTCGAACGTGGTGCATGCGCTGGTGGAGTGGGTGCAGGCGCTGGCGGCCAAGAAGGGCGTGGAGGCGCTGATGGCCAGACAGGAATGGCGCGAGCTCGTGGCGCGCGGATAAGCGACAACTACCCTCCCTCCCTCAACCCCGGGCGGCATCCCACCGCCGCCTGGGGCGCTAACAGACAAGGGTAGGCTGAAGGGCCTACCCTTGTTTTGCGTGCCGCCAGGTGCGCGGCAGGTCTATGATCAGTGCCCCCAAGGGGCTGCTAAGCATCTCCCTGCCGAAAGGGAGGCGATAGACCACCCGTGCGGTGTCGGCGTCTACCTCGACGCGGGCGAGGAGCGAGCGCAGGGCGGCGCGGCGCGCGTCCAGGGGGGCGGCGGTGAGGGCGGCGCGCAGCTCGGCGAGCGAGACGGCGGAGGCGGGCGGGCCAGCCAGGCGGGCCGCGAGTTCGGCCAGGCGGAGCTGCAAAGCGGCGCGCTCGGATTCGCGCTGGGCCAGGCGAGCGGCCAGGGCGGCGGAGTCGCCACTCTGCTCGATGGCATCCACCAAGCGGGCGATGGCGCGCTCGATGGCGGCGAGCTCGTCGGCCAGGGCGGCAGCCTGGGCGAGCAAGGCGGGGCGCTCGGCGTCCAGCGCGCGCGCGATGGCGATGGCACTCGTAAAGCCAATGTCTCGGCCCTCTTCGCGCAACCATTGGGTGATGTTGGACCGCGAAATGCCTGCCCGATGCGCGAGCCACCCCTGCGAAAGATCACGTAGCGTAAGCAAGTTCTGCAGACGCTGCTTCACGTCCATCGCTACCTCGCATCTATTCTAGCACAAGTGTGACGACTTGGGCCGAATTATGGCAAAACCTCTTGACATCTCGTCACGGATGTGCTATGATGGTCACTAGAGTGACCTAGCGCGGAGGGCCTTATCATGGATGTCCGGGAGCTTCTTAGGGAATTGCAGGGGAGCCGCTCCAGCTATGAAATGGCTGAGCTGATGGGCGTCTCCCCAAGTACGGTACGCATGATTTTGACGGGTCAGCGTGGGATGGGACGCGAGGTGATGGCCAGGCTTATCGCAGCATTTCCTGAGCGACGCGATGAGATACTGGCTGTTTTTTTGGACCAAGGCGGTCACAATTGCGAAGAGCCAGTTACCCAGGAGGCCACTCCATGAAGCGCGCAAACATGACCACGCTAGACAAGCTGGCAGGCTACGAAGCCATCGAGTGGCCGGTGAACATCCACTTCCCCGAGGGCGACGAGGCCGAGAACACGGCCACGCTCAAGCGGGCGTTTGACACCCTGGTAGAGGTGCGCAACCGCTGGGGCGACCTGGTGGGCTATGCGCCCTACGCCGACGCGGTGCTGAGCGTGCGCAACGACTGGCCGCTGGAAGTGAGCTGGCTCCACATCCAGGACCGCAAGCGCCAGGTGCGGGCGCGGGCGCGGGCCAGAGCGGAGGCGGTGGCATGAACCCACTCGACATAGACGTGTACGCGGTGCTGACGATCCTGGCCGTGGCCACCATCGTGTGGCTGGCGGGGAAGATCGCAGAGCTGGTGAGCAAGTAGGGAGGAGAGATGGGTCACCACGGGCTTATTCGAGACCTGATCAAGGAAATCCGCCAGCAGCGGCGGACGGCGGCGTTCTGGAAGCGCAAGAGCCATAGCATGTCGCTCTACGTGAAGCGGCGCATATTCCGTGAGGAGGCCAGTCGCCGCGCAAACGAGGAGCAGAAACTATGGCAGCTAGAGAGGTGGCTGGATTTCGTCGGAAATCTTGAGGATGCAGTCGCCAATGGCAACCGGAAAGACATCGAAGAGGCCGTGCGCGCCTTGCATCAGTACGAGGACGATTTTCTGAAATAACGGGGAGGCTGACGACATGGGCGGCAAGACAGGAACGGCATACGGATACACCGGCCAGGAGCTGGCCAATATCCACAAGGTAGCGCGCCTGGAGTGCAAGGTTGAGACACTAGAGGCGCAGATAAAGGAAATGAGGGAGGACCATAGCAGGCTCTTTTGTTTGGCAGGACGTTTGTTGCATGTAGCGAAGGCGGCCATGGCCCTGCCACGCAATCGAGTGTTCGCCACAACCAAGGACCTCGCGCTATTTGACGCGCTTGATACTCTGCATGTTGGCGATCTAGATGATACGCCGTGGGTACAAGATGAAGGCGAACGGCTACAGGCGGCGACGCGCTGACGCGCCTAGCTATCCGCGTGGGGCGCTGCTGGGGCGGCGCACCACTACAGCCCGCACAGACGGGCGATGGGGCCAGGGGCGCCGAACCGCATAACCGAGAGGGCATAATGGACGGCGCCCCACCCCACTAGGAGGATGAACATGTACGTCTACATCAGGTCAGAGCCGGGGCTATGGACGGTCGGGTTCTATCACCCAAATGGGCAATGGGAACCGGACAGTGATCATACGAGCCGCCAGGAAGCAGCCGAGCGCGCGCACTACCTGAACGGCGGCGAGTCCGATGATGACGACGCGCCGAGCGTCCAGGCCCAGCGCGACAACGCGCTGCCCTCAGACGCGACGCGCGAAAAGGCGCTGCGGCGCATGGGGCCGCCAGGGTTGACGTTCTGATGGGCACAAGCGGGCCGTCTCAGGCGGCGCTCACGGCGGCGATGCTCGAATGTCTGATGTGGTGCGAAGCAGGGGGAGTGGACTATGCCAGACGCAACAGAGCCGAAAGCGCGGATTGTGTGGCAGGAGCCAAGCGGGAACCGGGGCCAGGGGAGTCTGCTCCCGTTGCCGCTGGCGCGGACGGTGGCCAGGGCGTACCGGTTCGATGAACCGGATCGCCAGGTGTGGGTAGTGTGGGAGTCGGGGTATCGGGAGGACGTGGAGGTCTGATATGGGCAAGAGGTGGAAAGTGGGCTGGTGGGAGAGTGACGACGAGGGCAAGACCACCAACAAGGGCGTCTCGGGCGAGCTGAGCCAAGACGAAGCCGAGGCGGCGGTGCACGGCATTCGGGCGACGGACAGACACCGCCATGCGGTGGCCTTGGAAGAAGAGGACGAGGAGGACCGCAAGGGCAAGCGCCGCCGATGAGGGGTATTGGGATGTGGGGTGTTGGCCTAGTGGCCGAGGGGGTGGTGCGGCGGAATCAGGGAGAGACGCGATCGGCAACTGGCGCTCTACGAGGTGCCTGGGTTCAAGGTAGGCATGGCAACCTACGAGCTGGACGCGGCACTCTCGGGGATACTGCCGGCAGAGGTGCGCCAACGCCTGGAGCGGGCGCTGTCGCTGATGCGGGAGTCTCAAGCATGGTGGGCGGCCTGGTGCGCTTACCCGTATCAGAGGAGGTGATGCGTGGGCAAAGGTTGGTTCATCTTGGCGGCTGCGGGTGTCTACTTTGGGGTACACCTACTGCTGGCACTGGTACGAGGGTTCTAAAGGAGACGGGCTCTGGTTGCACGCCAGAGCCCGCCCATGTGCAACTCGCGGGGTGCGGATTGCAGACACAGTATAGCACGAGAATGGGGGAGGAGCAACCATGACGGACCTAGTGGTGACGAATGGACATCTACCGGCGCCCGTGGCAACTCCGCAAGAGTGGGCCATGCGCCGCCAGCAGTTCAACGAGTGGGCCAACACACAGCTACGCCGGGGCGTGGACTTTGGTATTGTGCCCGGCACAGACAAGCCCACCCTGCTCAAGCCAGGCGCCGAGAAGATCGCGCAGCTCTTTGGGTGCGCGCCCGAACTGGACGAGGTACACCGCGAGCAAGACCCGAATAGCGGCTATCTCTACATCGAGTACCGCTGCCGCATGGTGAACCTCCACACGGGGCAGACCCTGGCACACGGCATCGGCTCTTGTTGCTCCTACGAGAGCAAGTATCGCTGGCGCTGGGAGTGGTGGAATGGCAAGGGCCTACCCGAAGGCGCTGAGTGGGAGCAGACCAGAACCGGCAAGTGGCGCAAGCGCGTGGAGAACCGCGACCTGATTGATCAGTGGAACACGGTGATCAAGATCGCCAAGAAGCGCGCGATGGTGGATGCGACCCTGACCATCTCGGGCGCCTCGGAAAAGTTCACCCAAGACATTGAGGATATGCCAGAGTTCGAGCCGGCGGCATCAGAACCTTCACCCGATGTAGAGGCCTCGCCATCTGCGACGACCGTCAAGGCGCCGGCGTGGCAGGCTGCGTTCTGGGCCTGGGTGGCCGACTATATGACCAAGCAGGGGCTCGATACCTCGGTGGTGAAAAAGCTCTACGCCTGGGCCAAGGGCAAGGGCTACTTCAAGGAGCACCTGGGGCTGTACGACACGATGGCGGCGGCGCAGACGGACTATATGACCTCGGTGGGCTGGTTCCTGAAAGAGCAGCCGCGCCTGAGCGACCCCGAGCCGGTAGGGACGTGAACCATGACACAGCCGCTGGACGAGTTCGGCCAGCCCAAGGGCGACTGGGGATTCAAGCGCGTGCCCTCGGCGGACCCGGCGCTACCGGATGAGTTCGTGCCCGACGACTGGGATGAGGACGCTGAGACGCGGCAGGCAAAGCGCGATAACGCGCTGCCCTCGGACGCGGCGCGCGAAAAGGCGCTGCAGCGCATGGGGCCGCCCGGCTTGCCCTTCTAGGATTCACGCCAGGCCGGTTCACCTTATGGGTGAACCGGCCACCACAGAGCCGACAGGCGAAAGGACAAAGCGCGTGACAGTATGTAAGGCGTTCATGCTGGATGTACTCAAGCGGCGGATCAGCATCGCGGCGATGGCGCAACAAGAGGCCAGGGCGCGCGGCGACCGGGTGGGCGCAGCGGCGGCGCTGGGCGAGATGCAGCACTGCCAGGGCCAGCACATGCGGCTGCTGCGAGAGGAATGCCAGCAGGCCACCACGCCGCCCGCGAGCTTTGCGGACACGGACAGGACGCCCACGAGCGGCCGGCTGGTGGGGTGAGCGATGGCAGTACTGATGCGGGCCGATTTGGACCGCAAGCAGCAGGCGGCGGACTTGTACCGGGGTGGCCAATCGCTGCGCGCGGTGGCCGAAGTGTTTAGCGTCAGCGACTCGACTATTCGGGCCTGGTTGTGGCAATTGGGCGTGGCGCGGCGCACGTACAGCGAGGCGGTCAATCTAGCCTTTCGCAGCGGGCGCAAGCGTGTGCCGAACCGTGGTACCCGCTGGGCGCTGGACATCCCGACGTGCGAGCGGTGCGGGCTGGTGTTGGCCGGATGCGCCAACCCGAACCGGGCGACGCTGTGCGATGACTGCGACGCGGAGTTGAGGCAAGACAAGCTGTACGGGTGCGAGGAGTTGAGCGCAGAACGCAGAGAGGAGCTGGGATATGTACCCACGGGTAGATGCAGTGATTAGCCAGGTTGCCGAGAGGCTTCATAGCAACGTCGAGGCGGCGCAGGCTGGCGAGCGCATCGCCGAGTTGGAGGCCCAGGTCGGGCGGCTGCGGGATTGGGTTCGCATTCAGATACAATTGCGCGAGGCGAGGAGCGACGAGGAGTGGGTGCGCTTGATGCAAGAGGCCCGCCCAATCTTCAAATCCATTATAGAGCACGGCGATCTGGAGGAACCCGATGGCGCGCAAGGCTGAGGGCCACGCCGGATTGCACCTACCCGAACGCAAGCGCGACGTGGGCTGTCTGCCGGTGATCGCGGCGCTGGCGCTGGGCCTGCTGCTGGCGGCGCTATCGTGAGACACCCTGCTGCGCCGCGCGCGACGGTGCCCACCCGATCACCTTTGTCGTGCGCGTGCAATTCGCGCTACAGGCGGCGGCGCGGCGGGGACTTACTGCGCGTCAGGGCTGGCGGGGCCAGCCGGCGAGACGCGATCATGGCGAGCGAACAGCGCGCCGCTTAGAGATCGCCACCCGTTCGACTCGGGACGCGCAGCAACAGGGTTTGCATAGACACGAAAGGTGTGGTACAATGGCAGTGTCCCTAGCAGGACGTGTCTCGCCGCAGGAGTTTTGTTTTATGCGTGCCAACCACATAGCTTGGCGGCACAAGGCCGCGTTCGTCTTACCACGCATGGGGAAACTCCTGCATGGGACAGTCTTGCTAGGGACTGACGAACGCGGCCTTGTGCCGTTTCAGGAGGTTGGCGCATGGTAACGGTTGATCCTGAGTTCGCAGCCCTGTGCCCGCCCCTCGCGGACTATGAGCTGGCTGAGCTGGAAGCCAGCCTACTCCGCGATGGGTGCCGTGATGCCCTGGTGGTATGGGCTGGAAACAACGTGCTATTGGACGGCCACAACCGCAAGCGCATCTGCGAGCAGCACGGCCTGTGGTATGAGACGACCGAGGTGGACTTGCCCGATAGGGCGGCGGCGGTGGAGTGGATCATCCGCAACCAACTCGGACGGCGCAACCTCAACCCAGACGCGGCGGCGCTGCTGAGGGGCAAGCTGTACAACAGCCAGAAACACCAGGGCGAGCGCACCGACCTAACTTCCCATCAGAATGATGGAAGGTTGGCGACGGCGCAACGTATCGCGTCACAGACTGGCGTATCTGCCCCCACTATAGAGCGTGATGGCCGCTTTGCCCAGGCCGTCGAAGACCTCGCCCCCTATGTGCCCGACTTGCCTCAGCGCGTGATGGCCGGCGACATCCCCTCACGCCAAGCGGTGATTGAGGCGGCACAGGAACCGGAGCAAGCTCCGCAGCGGTTGGCCCATGTGGCGCACAACTCAGGCGACAATGAGTGGTACACGCCCCCTGAGTACATCGCCGCTGCCCGCGAGGTGATGGGCGCGATTGATCTGGACCCCGCGTCAACTGACATAGCTAATGAGGTGGTTGGCGCTGCCACATTCTACACCGCCGAACAGGATGGGCTCTATCAGGAGTGGGGCGGGCGCGTGTGGATGAACCCGCCCTATTCGCAACCCCTCATCGGCCAGTTCTGCGACAAGCTGGCTGCCAGCCTACCTAGAATCGAGCAGGCCATTGTCCTGGTGAACAATGCCACTGAGACGCGCTGGTTCGCCGCGTTGGCGGACTTGGCGAGCGCGATCTGTTTCCCAAGCGGGCGGGTGCGATTCTGGGCGCCAGATAAGGTGAGCGCGCCACTGCAAGGGCAAGCCGTTCTCTACATCGGGGCCTGGCCTAGACGGTTCGCGACGCATTTCCGACAGTTTGGCTTCATCGCCTTTATGGAGACGACTGGCGATGTCGTTTCAGAGTAGCCTCGACTATGGCAAGGCGGGCGAGTCGGCTATCGCCCTGTGGCTGCGGCGGCGCGGGTTCTGTGTCTTGCCGGTGTATGAGAAGGTGATTGACGAGGGCAAGGGGCCGCAGCTCTACATGACAGACGGCTCGCTGATTGCGCCCGACCTGTTAGCTTTCAATGGCAGCAAGACGTACTGGATCGAGGCCAAACACAAAACGGCGTTCTCCTGGCACCGAATATCAGAGCGATGGGTGACGGGGATCGACCTGCGCCACTACCAAGACTATTGCCAAGTGGACGACCAAACGCCCTGGCCCGTCTGGTTACTGTTTCTGCATGATGGTGGCCAAGCCAAGGACAGCCCAGCCAACAGCCCATCGGGGCTATTCGGGCACACACTGGCGCACCTGCGCCAACACGAGAATCATCGCAGCAGCAGATGGGGCACAAGCGGGATGGTGTATTGGGCCTACCAGACGCTACGCCTGGTGGCCACGCTCGAAGAAGTGTACGACACCGAACCCGCAGCAATACCGTTCTGAGAGATAGGAGCTGCTATGGCGCAGAGTAGGCTCATCACGTCCGACATCTGGGCCGACGACTGGTTTGGCCCGCTGCCCTTCTTCGACCAGGCGCTGTGGATCGGCCTATTCTCACAGTGCGCCGACGACCAGGGCCGCCTGCTCGATAACCCCATCCTCATTCGCGCCGCCGTGTTCCCCTACAAGGACACGGCGGTGCTCGACATTGACGCCGCGCTGGCGCGCTTTGCCGAGGCGGGCAAGCTCATCCGCTACCAGGCCGACGGCAAGCGCCTCATCCAGATCGTCAACTGGTGGGAGCACCAACGGCCCCAATGGGCGCAGCCCTCCAAGTGGCCCGCACCTGAGGGCTGGCGCGATGCGGTGCGTACCCGGCAGAACGGCGAGTACCTGGCAGACAACTGGACGGGCGCGCGCGGCCTTCAGGTTGTACCTTCAGGTGAACCTACAACCTTGTATCCTCACGCGGGCGCACATATTCCTGACCCTGACCCTGTTCCTGACCCAGTAGAAGTTCCTGACCCAGACCCAACCCCAGTAGAAGTAGAAGAAGCAGACCCCGCGCGCGCGGGCGCGCGCCGCGCAGACGCGGCCCCAGCCCCTTCTTCTCCTACTCCTCAACTGACGGGGGCCGAGGCGGACATCTATGCACTGGCAACCCGGACGTTTGACGCACGCAACATCAACGCCGAGACGCCGGGCGTGATTCGCGATCTGATAGGGCTGTATGGCAGCGAGTGGGTGGTAGAGGCAATCCAGCAGATGGACGTGGCGGGGCCACAAAACCGTGGCTGGGCCTATGTGACGGGTATTCTGGATAACTGGCAGCTTGACAAGGAACGCCGCGCCGCCTCGCCCGATCCTCCCTCCACGGCGCCGCCTGGTGGCAACGGGCACGCCGCCAAACCCTGGAAGATGGCTATGGTGGAAAGGAGGGCCGGACGTGCTACAGCGTGAGCAGGACGGCGGCGCTATGACAACCCTCTTCTCCCTCCACCTGCGCCCCGTGCCCAAGGGCCGCCCGCGCCTGGGCCGCGGCCACGCCTACACGCCAGCGGCCACCAGGGCCTATGAGGAGCATATCGCCTGGGCCTACAAAGAGGCGGGCGGGCCGCTGCATGAGGGCCTGCTGGACGTGACGATGGTGTTTCGGGCGCAGCGTTGGCCCGGGGACCTGGACAACCTCGTCAAGGCGGTGTTGGACGCCCTCAACGGCATCGCATGGCGTGATGACCGCCAGATACGCGAGCTGCACGCGGCGCTGGAGACGGGCGTGCTGGTCGAGGGTGTTGACGTGCGGATCGACGAAAGGAGCGCATGAGCGAACGTAGGCGCGACCCGGCGCGGCTGGCGCAGGAGCGACAAGGCCGCCTGGACAAGCGACGCCGTGAGGCGATGCCGCTCTTCGCCACGGCGCCGGCGGTATTGGATGAGCTGGCCCCCCTGCCGACGGTGGATGATCTGCTGCGGCAGAAGCAGCGCATCGAGCAAGACGTGCGCGCTCGGCACCTGCGGATGCTGCAACGGAGCTTGGCGGGGTGGGTCACATGGCGGGGCCTGGTGGCGCGCTACATCACGCCAGACCAGGTGCGCCACTGTGAGGCCTGGTGCCGGCGCATCTACCCGCCCGATCCACTCTACCGACACAGTTATTGGCATACTCTGGCGCGCGATCTGGGGCTAGACCCGAGCTGGCCAGAGCCAACGTGGTGGGCATTTCCAAGAAGGAGCGCATGAGCGACTTCTGTGATTTCCTCCTCGCCTGTAAGGCCTTTGTGGATGCCATGCTTGGCCCGGTGCAGCGCGCCCTAGACGCCGAGACCAAGCGGATCAGGGCCGCTCTGACTGCGGCCTTTCCTCAGAGATGGCGCGTTACTCCTGAGAGCCAGCGCCCGCCAGTCAAACACCGCCACGGGCCGCGCAGTTGGAGCAAGCGGGCACGGCGATGAGCGAGCGCGAGGCGGGCTATGTGACCGTCAGGATCAAGCCGCAGCCACGGCGTGGCCTGGCGCGATGACCGCCAGATACGGCACATCGAGGCGACGCTGATAACCGGCGTGCTGACTGAGGGCGTAGACGTGAGGATAGAAAGGAGCGCATGAGCGAGCAGAAGCGCGATTCTGGGGATTGGACGTACGGAGACGCTCTCCTGGCGTACAAGGCTTACGTGGACGCGACGATGGCGCGGATGCGGGCCGACCTCACGTTGGCGATTAGCAGGCTGCGACGCGCGATTGCACCCTCCGTTGAAATCCTGCGTCGCCTGCTGCCGCTGATCGAGCCGCAATGTCCGCCGGTGAAACACCGCCACGGGCCGCGCAGTTGGAGAAAGCGGGCACGGCGATGAGCGAGCGCGAGGCGTTGTATGTGGCTGGTCCTATGTCATGGCCGTCACTTACCCCATCTATGACGGAGGATGTAGCTATGCCAGCGCGACGTACCATCGGGGCGAGCGAACGCTACACCCTGTTGCGGAGGCTTGAGGCAAGGCTTTTGCGTGGGGACGCGCCAACAACCAAGGAGTTGGCTCAGGAGCTAGGAATTGATCGCCGTACCGTCTGCAAGTACATCCACATCTTGGAGACTGCGGAAGAGTTCAGGGTTGCCTTGGCACAAATCTGCTGGCGATGGGAAATATTCGAGTAGCTGCGCGAGAGCGGTATGGCGTGCCCGATCAACGTCCTCGTCGCTCAACTTGCTTACATTCAGGTCAAAACGTAACCGCGTGAGCGCATAACTGAAAGCGGTCGGAATCTTGCGGGACCCGCGACACGCCGGACAAACGCGGCGATTCTGGCCGATGGTGCCAAGCCCGTGACAGTGTTTGCATGTGTCAGGGTAAGCCAGCTTATCTCTCTCAAACCTACGCTTGTATTCTGTTGACACCCTTTGACTGACGCGCTCCGTGTGGCGCGTGGCCTGTTCCTGATCCAGCCTGGCGATGGTGGTATTGTAGCCGACAGCCGGGTCTAGCGTGCCTAGCGTGTCAATCCAGTGCGCCTCGCGCATCAGTAAAAGCCCCGGCTCGGAAGCGCACCTCTCTACTACTTCTACCTGAAACATCCCCGGCCCATCTTTGGCAAAGTCTGCCTGCATGGCCTTTGCCGTATGGCTTCCGCGCAAGAGATCGCGGTAGTGCTCCATGATCCGCATGAGGATGTTCGTGGACTGCCCGATGTAGATTCTGCCAGACGGGATGTGGGTGATCTTGTAGATGCCCGCCTGTGGTTCACCGAACATTTCCGCAAGCGTCTGAGACTGTCCCGAGGTCGCGAGTGTGTTTCTCATAGCCCCATTGTACCACAACAGAATGGTTATGGCAACAAAAATGCCACAGTTCATGTACTAGTTCCTGCTATGCTGAACGTAGCAGGCGCTTTACTTTGCCTGCGGGATGCCGGGGCCATTCGTCAACGACGGTGGCGTAGGGCGGGCGGGAGTACCGGCAAAGCATATAAAGGGGTGGGGCGGCAGGCCCACTGAGCCATGCCTAACCGGGTACCCACAGCATGCAGTGTGACAGGATGCTCGATGCCCAGAGAGAAGGGGTCGAGCTATTGCGCGTTGCACAAGGCACAGCGAGAGAAAAGTTACGAGCAAGGCAGGGGCACGGCTGCCGCGCGCGGCTATGACGCAGAGTGGCAAGCCAAGAGGGCGGCCTTCTTGAGGGCACATCCGTGGTGCGTGCAGTGCGGCGCTCCTGCGACAGAGGCACATCACATCAAGCCTAAGCGTGCAGGCGGCACGGATGAGTGGAGCAATCTGCGCGCGCTGTGCAAGAGCTGCCATAGCGCGGTTACGGCGCGCATGCAGGCTGGGCGGTAGGTAACCAAATGTAAGGCTCTGCCTAGCCTAGCTAGCGAAGAGGGGCACTCTCACCCCCTGGCAGAGCCAATTTGAGAGATACAACGGGAGAGGGTTGTCATGCGAGAGTGCGAGTATTGTGGGAAGACGTTTGAGCCGTACTCGAAGCGCAATCGTTTCTGCTCAGATGAATGCTGTTACGCCTGGCATGGCGAACACAGAAATAAGTTGCACACGTTCGTATGCCAATACTGTGGCAAGACCTACAGCACGGCATATGAGAACCGCAACCAGTACTGCTCACGGGAATGTGCCTTTGCGCATAAGCACGAGATCAAAGAACAACATGCTAGGGATAAGGCAGCGGGTATCGGGAGTGTCTGTGAGATACACCTCTGCCAATGCAAAGAATGTGGGCGCCCCTTCTACGCAAGGAGGAAGGGTAAGACCCTATGCAGTCGAGAGTGCGCCCTAGCCAGGGGTAGGCGGGCATTCGCTGTCTATGCTAGCAAGAATGCGAATAAGCAGTATGTGTGCTGCATATGTGGGGAGGCATTTGAGGCCCCCTATGGGGACAAGCGCAGGGTGACGTGCTCGAACGAATGTAGCCAAGAACAGGCTCGCAGACAGGGAGCAAAGGCCAGTGCCATGCGACGCGCACGCAAGTATGGCAACGGAAAAGTTGAGAGCATCGCGCCACGTGCCGTGTTTGAGCGTGACCATTGGGTATGTGGCATATGCGGCGGGAAAGTAGATGGGAAACTGAAGGCACCTGATCCTTACAGTGCCTCGCTTGATCACATTGTGGCATTGGCCGCTGGCGGCACGCATACATGGGACAACGTTCAATGTGCGCATCTGATATGCAATATGAGGAAGCATGACAGGGGAATGAACGCGCTAGATCGGCAGAGTTTTTTTAGAAAAATCGCCACGGCGAGCGATTCCCAATGACCGCGCGGGAATT